GACGATGGTTTCCCTAATATTCAAGTAGCTGACAAGGCTATCACTGCAATCACTCTTCGCAGCAAGGGTCAGTCAGCCGTGTTTGGTTGTGGCGACTTCTACACCAATGACTCTAAGATCTCCTATCTCAAGTGTGAGGACGAGTATGATCTCTTGCAGAAGTTTCTGCAAGTGTGGCAGTCTGATGCATGGATGCCTGACATCTTAACTGGATGGAATACTGAGTTCTTTGATATTCCCTATCTTGTCAATCGTATTCGGCGTCTATTAGGCGATAAGGATGTTAACAAGCTATCGCCATGGGGTTTTGTACAGGAGCGTGAGATTACACGTGGTCAGTCAGTCGCTAATGGATCTGGTAAAAAAGATATCGTGTATGATATTGCCGGTATCGCCTCACTCGATTATCTAGAACTCTATAAGAAGTTTTCATTCTCAAATCAAGAGTCGTATAAGCTTGACTATATCGCACAAGTGGAACTCGGTGAGAAGAAGATAGACTACTCTGAGCACGGGTCGCTGCTCGAGTTATATAAGAACGACTTTCAAAAGTTCATCGAGTATAATATACACGACTGCGTACTCGTAGACAAACTAGAGGACAAACTTAAACTCATCGAGCAGGTCATGGCTCTAGCGTACGATGCTAAGGTCAACTACAATGACACTATGGCGACTGTCAAGCCATGGGATATTATCATACACAACTATCTGTTAGATCAGAATATTGTCATCCCTCAATCTACAAAACACGCTATGCCTATGGCTTTAGTCGGTGGTCATGTTAAGGATCCTAAGGTCGGTCTTAGCAAGTGGGTCGTGTCGTTTGACTTAAACTCGCTGTACCCTCACCTTATCATGCAGTACAATATTAGTCCGGAAACATTATACGCTCGTGCCGGATCATTCCCATCTATCGATCAACTCTTGTCTGGTGAGTATAACTACGCAGAAGGTAATGGTGAGGGTTTCTCTTGGGCTGCTAATGGTTGTGCATACAAGAGAGACAAACAAGGGTTCCTTCCTGCACTAATGGAGAAGATGTATAATGACCGCTCGATGTATAAGAAAAAGATGCTTGAGGCAAAAAAGAAATACGAAAAAACCAAGTCTAGTGAAGATGCCAAACTCGTCGCGCGTTACCACAATATGCAACTTGCAAAAAAGATTCAGCTCAACTCTGCTTATGGTGCACTGGGGAATGAATACTTCAGGTGGTTTAGCTTCAACAACGCGGAGGCCATAACTACATCTGGCCAGCTGTCTATTCGCTGGATTGAGAAGAAGATGAATGAGTTCTTAAACAAGATGCTCAAGACTAATAAGGACTACATCATCGCCTCTGACACTGACTCCATCTATATCGAGCTTGACGGTCTTGTATGCTGGGCTGGTGAGACTGATGAGCTAAAGATCGTTCAGATGCTAGATGAGTTCATCGAGGCTCGCATTCAGCCTTACATGAACGAGTGCTATCAGCAGCTCGCTGACATGATGAATGCTCGTCAGCAGAAGATGCAGATGAAGCGTGAGACGATCGCCAGCAAGGGTATATGGATTGCCAAGAAGATGTACATGCTCAATGCATGGAACATCGAGGGTGTACAGTACGATGAGCCTAAGCTAAAGATTTCGGGGCTATCGGCTGTGCGGTCTTCTACTCCTTACTCTTGCCGTGAGAACATTAAGAAGGCACTCACTATCATCATGAATAAGTCTGAAGACGATCTTCAGCTGTTCATTGAAGATTTCCGTGCTAAGTTTATGGAGTTTCCATTTGAGCAGGTGGCATTCCCTCGTGGTATTAAGGGTATGGAGAAGTACCGCAACTCTAGGACTATCTACGAGAAGGGTACACCTATTCAAGTCAAAGGTGCACTACTGTTTAACCATGCTATACAACGCAATCAGGTTAAGAATGTCGCTCCTATCAAGAACGGCGACAAGATTAAATTTGCGTATCTTAAGTTCCCTAATCCTATTGGAGATAGCGTGATCTCTGCACCTGACACTCTTCCACCTGAGTTAAATATTGATAAGTACATTGATCGTAACATGCAGTTCGAGAAGGCCTTCCTCGACCCGCTCAAGTCTATCACTAACATCATCGGTTGGCAGACCGAGAAGGTCGCAAACTTGGAGAGCTTCTTTGGCTAAGAAAGGTAACACAATGAGTGAAGATGATTTTGGTTTTAGTTTAGTATCAGAGCAAGAGCTTCGAGCACACGAGGAAATGCTTAAAAAGAAAGTTGAGGAGCAGTCTAAGGTAGTAATACAGACTACATCAGACTTAACAGACAAACTACATGGCTTACGCGATATGATAATGCCGCTGCTTAATAATCTCTCAAAAGATCCAGATAAGACATATATTCTGTGGCCTGATAGATCTGAAAAAATAAAGGCATTCATTAAGAAAGTAAACGACTACGTAGACAATGATTAATATCGTAGCATTGCTGGTATCATTCTGCATATCAGGAGTATCAGCATACTTTAGCATCATAGGACTAACTGCTATTTTCTCTGCATCCTACTATCCAGTGATAGTAATGGGTACAGCTTTAGAGGTTGGTAAACTTATAGGATCAACCTGGCTATTCCATAATTGGAAGCAATGCCCTTTATTATTAAAGATATATCTTATATTAGCTGTTATAGTCTTGATGCTTATAACTAGCATGGGTACTTTTGGCTTCTTGTCTAAAGCACATATAGAGCAGAATATAAACATAACTACTGGTAATGCAGATGATGCTCAGATAGTACAGACTAAGATAGATGTAGAGCAAGCGACTATTGACGACTTAAATAAACAAATATCTCAGATTGATGCTGCAGTTACAAAAATGACTGATAAAGGTCAAGCCGCTAGTTCTCTTCAGGCTGCTGAAAAACAAAGAAAGATCCGTGATGACCTTACAAAACAAAAGAATCAACATACAGAGATTATTGCAAATCTCAAGTCACAAAAAGTTAAACTTGACTCGGGCATTAAGAAACTCGAGGCAGAAGTTGGACCGATTAAATATATCGCAGCGGCATTATATGGAACCTCTGGACCTGAAAATCTTGAATTGGCTGTTAGGTGGGTTATTATTCTCCTTGTTATTGTTTTTGATCCGCTTGCTGTGGTTCTTTTATTGGCAGCCAATCATGGATTAACACAAATAAAAAGGTTTACAAATATAGATGAAAATGGTATATTGAATATTGACAGTAATGTATTTGGAGATATAAATGTTACTACGAGACAAGTTAATAAAGAACTCGACGATCGACATGACGTCGACTCTGACAGACAGCAAGATATTCACAAAGAAAGACATAATACCGACGCCGGTGCCAATGATAAACGTAGCTTTATCTGGGACAGTGGACGGTGGGTTAACACCAGGCCTTACGATGTTAGCTGGTCCATCGAAACACTTCAAGACGGGGTTCGCCCTATTAATGGTGTCAGCATTCCTAAAAAAGTATAAAGATGGTATAGTACTATTCTATGACTCAGAGTTCGGCACTCCTCAATCATACTTTAACACGTTTGGTATTCCGTTTGACTCTGTAGTACATACTCCTATCACCGATATCGAGGAGTTAAAGTTTGACATCATGCAGCAGATGAAAGAGTTGACACGCGATGAGCATGTCATGATCGTTATTGACTCTATTGGCAATCTTGCTTCTAAGAAAGAAGTTGATGATGCTATGGACGGTAAGTCTGTAGCTGATATGTCACGCGCTAAACAGCTTAAGTCTCTGTTCCGCATGATCACACCTCACTTGACTCTCAAGGATATTCCTATGGTAGTCATCAACCACACCTATAAGACTATTGAGATGTACTCGAAGGATGTTGTCGGTGGTGGTACAGGTTCTTATTATGGATCTGATAATATCTGGATCCTTGGTCGTCAGCAAGACAAGGACGACAAGGAGATCAAGGGATATCACTTCGTCATCAATGTGGAGAAGTCTCGCTATGTTAAGGAAAAGTCTAAGATTCCAATTACTATCTCTTATGAGGGCGGTATCAATCGATGGTCTGGCCTTCTTGACATCGCTGTTGATGGTGGGTATATTATTAAGCCAAAAGTTGGCTGGTATGCTACAGTAGACAAAGAGACTGGCGAGGTACACACGCCTAGTATGCGTGCTGGTGACATCGTCGATAATAAAGAGTTTTGGATGAAGCTCTTTAAGGACACTGACTTTGCTAAGTATATTGAGAACCGCTACATGATGGGTTCAGGAGGAGCAATCTTAGGAGATGACGATGAAGATAACTGAGTACACAAATAGCGATAAGACGCGAGTAGCCAAGATACACCTAAACAAAGAAACACTATCTATTGAGTTCATTGATAACGATGTGAATATTGGTGACATCGAGTATCCTGACAAGAGTATGCACTACGTAGAGAGTGCTGCTCGTAATTTTGCCGATGGTGTGTTTAAGGTAGAAGATGTCAGACGGCATCTGTAAGGGTTCTTGTTGTTTTAGAATGAATGACTATGTCTGTAGCTCTTGTGGTAGATCATCACAGGAGGCTACAGACTGGTACACTGCTAATACAGAGCAGAAGAGAGAGATTAAAGAGCGGGCCGCAGGGAGATTAGATGAGTATCGAAAAGTTAATATTCAGCAACTTGATATTGAACCAGGATTACGGCCGCAAGGTAATACCGTTTTTGAAGGATGAGTACTTCTCTGACTTCACAGACAAGAATGTATTTAAACTCATTAACACGTATGTCGACAAGTACAACTCCTTTCCTACTAAGGAGGCTCTACTCGTAGACCTTCGTAATCAAGATAACATTAGTCAAGAGACGTATGATAAGTCTAAGGAGTTAGTCGATGGCTTATCGACAGATGATAAAACGAAGATCGACTGGCTACTCGACCAGACAGAAAAGTTCTGTCAAGAGAAGGCCGTATACAACGCGATCATGTCCTCGATCCAGATCTTGGATGACAAGACAGGAGCTAAGTCGAAGGGTTCTATTCCCCAAATTCTCTCAGATTCCTTGGCTGTATCATTTGACACTCACATCGGGCATGACTTCCTTGAAGATGCGGATGGCCGTTTTGAGTTTTACCACTCAAAGGAAGTCCGCATACCGTTCGACCTCGACTACTTTAATAAGATTACGCAGGGCGGTCTTCCACGAAAGACACTCAACATTGCTCTCGCCGGTACAGGTGTCGGTAAATCGCTCTTCATGTGTCATTGCGCATCGGCTAACCTCATGGCTGGTCTCAATGTTCTATACATCACTCTAGAGATGTCTGAAGAGAAGATCGCAGAGCGTATTGATGCTAACTTACTTGACATCGATATCGCACAGCTTAAAGACATGCCGAAAGATATGTACGATCGTAAGGTAGTCAAGCTTCGTGAGAAGACTAAGGGCAAACTTATCATCAAGGAATATCCTACAGCGTGTGCCGGCTCTGGTAACTTTAGGCACTTACTCAACGAGCTGAAGATCAAGCGCAACTTTATTCCAGATGTTATATATGTCGATTATCTAAATATATGCATGTCGTCACGCTTGAAGGCTGGTGCTAACGTTAACTCATACACGTATGTCAAGGCTATCGCCGAGGAGCTTCGTGGACTAGCAGTTGAGTTTAACGTTCCACTTATATCAGCCACACAGACCACCAGGTCTGGCTACTCTAACAGTGATGTTGGACTCGAGGACACCTCAGAGTCGTTTGGTCTTCCTGCTACCGCAGATCTGATGTTTGCACTCATCTC